GACACTTACTGCTGGCGAATCCGGTACGCTTTTTACGGTTGATATGTCAACTGTGGACAATAATCTTACATATAGTCTTCCTGCAACTAGCACTAGTGCAGGCGTATTTTATGATTTTTGCTTTACGGTTGCTTCTGATGATGATGCTGACTTTATCCTTCAGACTGCCGAAGATGCTGCTGATATTTATGGCGGCATTATTACATTGGCAGCTAATAGTACTGTAGATGCATTTAACGGCATATCATCGATAACTGTTGATGGTTCTGTTGCTCAATCGGCAGAAGGGCTTCACTTGCATATTATGTGTGATGGTACCAACTGGCATCTCAGCGGACATATCGCCACTGCTGTCGGCACTGTGCATCTTGTTGGTGCTGCTGGAACAACCGCTGACGACTAATATTTAAATTTAGTATATATTTAAAACCCCCTTCCAATCGGTTGGGGGTTTTTTGAAAATGGCGATCTACCAATTTTTTTCGCCAGTAAATTTTTGAGATTTTTGCTTTTTTATACTAGTTACTACACAAAACAGGAGTTTTTTATGGGCAAGAAAAGAAGACTAAAGTCTGCCAAAGCAAAGTTTAACGCAAAACACAGCAATCACCCGAGAATGAGGTTGTTGGCGAAAGATACGGAAGATACCACACCTGAGAAAATAACGACAATTGTTGAAAATACCCCAGAAGTGATAAAAGCCACTCAGGCTCCCGCGGAGCCTCCAACTTTAACAACCGCTTCTATACCGAAAACTGAGAAAACCAAGAAAACAACAGTTCGCAAGAAGGCCGCAACCTCTTCGCGAAAAAGAACAACAAAAAAGAGCACAACTGGCGCCTCTACGTAAATAAAGTTTTTCTTTGTTAACGAGCCTCCATGTTGCGTGGGGGTTTTGTTTTATGAGAACTAATTACACAAGGAGGGCTCCCAATGCCTACAAATATGAATCCGCAGTCACAGACAAGCGCAGTTATTCTTCCAGCTTCAGGCGCCTCTACGCCCGCTGCAGGGCAGAATCTTAAGTCAGCTTGTCCCTTTGGAATTTATACTGGATCGCTTGATTTTATCACCGGCGCCGCAAAGCAAGTGGACTATGTCTATAAAAAACTTGGCGGAGACGTTATTGATATTGAATTAACGGTTGATAACGTATATGCAGCATATGAAGAGGCTGTGTTAGAATATTCTTACATAATTAATCTACATCAAAGCAAAAATTCGCTTTCTACGATGCTTGGGCACACAACTGGAACATTTGACTACAATGGACAGATGAAAACAGCTGTATCCGGCGCCGGAACTCCCGCAATATCTCTTAGATACAATAAGTTTAATTTTGCTGGCGCAAAAAGAGCTGGAGAGGGTCTGTCTCAAATAGGTGGACTGGGGGGTACGATAGCAGAGTATTCCGGATCTTTTGCACCAGCAACAGACGTTCAAGACTATAATCTGCAGCAGATTATTCAAGACGCGTCCACGACCGGCGCCGATGATGCGGGACAATCTATAAGTTTTGCTGGGAAGGTGGATAGCAACCAAAGAATAGTTGTAACCAAGGTATATTTTGTGTCTCCACGTGCAATGTGGCGCTTCTTTGGTTATTATGGGGGTGTTGGTGTGGTTGGCAATTATTCAACATATGGTCAGTTTGCTGACGATTCAACATTTGAGATCATCCCCACATGGCAGAACAAAATGCAAGCGATTATGTACGAGGATTCCATTTATACAAGAACCTCTCATTATTCATATGAATTGATTAATAACAAGCTAAGGCTCTATCCAACGCCCAGCTATTGGTCAATGCATCTTGATCGCATATGGTTTAGGTTTTATGTGGAAGAGGCGCCGTGGAAAGAGCCAGAAGGATATCATGACGGCACTCTTGGCGTTAATAATATGAACACTCTGCCGTTTGAAAATTTACCGTATGAAAATATCAACTCAATTGGAAAGCAATGGATCCGTAAATATGCGCTAGCGCTCTGCAAAGAGATGTTAGGCCAAATTCGAGGCAAGTTTACCACGATGCCAATTCCTGGCGAGAGCGTTACTTTAAATCATGCCGAGTTGTTAGGGCAAGCAAAAGAAGAGCAGGATCAGCTAAAGACCAGCCTAACTGAAATGCTAGCAACAATGGAATATACAGAATTAGCAAAGAAAGATACTGAATTGGCAGATGCTACAACGGCAACGTTTAAAAACTCTCCATTGCCAATATTCGTGGGATAATAAAACATGGGAAATGATTGGGACCGACCAGAAAATCCACCACCGCCGCTGTTTCTTGGTAAAAAAGAGCGAGATCTAGTAAAACAGGTCAACGACGAGCTTATTGAAAAGATCATCGGCCAACAGATTTTGTATTATTCTATAGATATGGAAACTACCAACTTTCACCCCCTTTATGGAGAGGCAATTGAAAAAAATTATCTACCTCCTATTAGAGTTTACGCGCTAGTTGAGTGGAAGACCGAAGAAACCGAATATTTAGAAGGAGTTGGTATTGATAAGCAGTGGGAGATTACTGTTCACTTCCATAAGCGTAGATTGACAGAGGATCAGGATTTGTTTGTAAGGGAGGGAGACTTTGTGTTATATGGCGATCACTATTATGAGTTAGTGCAGATGTCGACGCCTAAGTTGTTGTTTGGCCAAGTCGGCAGCGAATTTGAAATAATTGCCGAGTGTAAGAGGGCGAGAAAGGGGCTGTTCGATGCTACCTAATAATTTTGATTTTGCGATGTTGCCCACTGGGAGTGCGAACTATTCTTTAAAAGAGGCTGGAATGCTATCTTCAACAATTGAGGACATAGATTATGCAATAGTGTCGTTTATCAAAGAAGATCTTAAAATGAGATCAACAACAAACGAAGGGTTTACAAAGGTATCGGTTTTATGGCAAGTCCCAGAAAGAGCCTATCAAGTGAAAAACGACAAAAGCTTGAGAGACCAGAGCGGCGCCATAAAAATGCCCTTAATCAGCGTAGAGAGGTCTGGCATCACGAAAGACCCTGCGCGCAAAGGATCCTTTCAAGCGCATACCTATTCTTCTGATAAAAATGGCCGCAGCGGAAGATACGTTATAGCAAAAAGAATAGTGCCAGATAAAACTAGAAATTTTGCTGTCGCGAGTGGCACCAGAAACGCGCAGAAGACAGGGGGCACCAAACAAAGATATTACCCGCGGGTGAACAAAAAGGTTGTTATTCAAACATTGTCGGTGCCCATTCCTGTATATATAAATGTTGATTATAAGATTATGATAAAATCAGAGTATCAGCAGCAAATGAATGAGCTTGTGGCTCCCTTTATTGCAAGAACAGGCCAAATTAACGCATTTGTCATGCGCAGAAATGGCCATCTTTATGAAGGATTTATTGACCAGGGGTTTACTCATAATAACAATGTTAGCAATTTAGGTCAGGATTCACGAATGTTTTCGACAGAAATTACGATTAAAGTTTTGGGATATTTAATGGGAGAAGGCATAAACGATGATCGCCCAATTGTTAGAGTGGACGAAAACACTGTTGAGGTGACGTTTCCGCAAGAGCGCACCGCTCCCATCGGCATCCCGAATATTTTTGGCGAGATTAAGAGCTAAAATAAATTATCACTTCCTGAAGTTCATTTTGGAGACTTTTGAGATTAAAAATACTATTTAATTAATGATTGCGCTATCATTTGCAAGAAATTATAAGAGGAAAACAATATGTCAGTAAAAAGTTTTAAGTTTGTATCTCCTGGAGTGTTTATCAATGAAATTGATAACTCGTTTATTCCTAAATCTGCCCAAGCTATTGGAGCAGCGGTTATCGGTCGCTCCGAGCGTGGCCTAGGCATGACACCCGCTAAGGTTGAATCATATTCAGAATATGTAACACAGTTTGGCGACACACAAGGGGGCGGCGGTCTTGGAAGGGGGACCAGTGATGTTTATCGCGATGGTAATTTTACCTCTCCGATGTATGGAACTTACGCTGCTAAAGCCTATTTAAGGGCAAATGTCGCTCCTCTTACTTACGTTAGGCTTCTTGGACAGCAAAGCACCAATAATGATAGTGATGGTGGCGCCGCAGGCTGGAAGACAAAATTTAACGCCTCTAATTGGTCCGACACCGAGGCCGGCGGAAGGTTTAGCCAGAACGGCGGGGCCTACGGAATGTGGGTTTTCAGTTCAGGATCTGTAGTTGATTGTGGGACTGGAAGCCTGGGGGCGATCTTTTATCTTGAGCAGGGCGCAGTGGCCCTCAAAGGATTGATGAGAATGGCTAGCAATGGTGGTCCGGAC